TCATCGTTTCTTAATGCTTTTAAAAATTCGATTAATTCTTTTTTAGTATAAAATTCGATATTTTTATCTTCGATATCTAAAGCTTCTCCGCGTGGAACAGAAACTAATTTCATAGGATTGCTAGTTATGATTTGTAAAGAAGCAGCATAATCAAAAACATTAGATGTGTAATTTTTTATTTTCTTAAAAATTTTAGGATGGCTATCAGACCAAGTATTTACTGCTTCTTGACAGAAAAAAACGTCTATTTTGTCAATGAACTTATCTCCAAACACTTTTAATATATGTGTGTCAAAAATTTGTTTGGTGGAGGACCAAGTGCTTTCTTTAACTGTCTTTTTATAATTCTCAAACCATAAGCTGTAAACATATTCGAATTTCTTGCTCTTTTGAGCTGTAGAAGCTTGCAGTCCTTTTTCCTGTATATCTGCCTCCAACCTTTTTAAAGCTCTCTCAGCGGCTAATGGCGTACTAAAACCTCGTCTTGTTGTTTTTCTTTTTTTTCCTGTTAGTGGATCAACTCCTAAGTACAGACTAAACTGATATTTTTCTTCTCCTTTTTTTGTTAAGTGCTTTTTAATTCGTTTATCAATTTCTTTTTTTGCCATCTTTTATCTTTCCTTTCGTACGTTTGTTCGGTTGTACAGTGGATTTCGAGATGGTAAAATAGGGTACAACAAATAGACCTACTTTACCGTAGCTCTTTGCACATTTGCGTTCTTGGTCGGGCGGCAAATGTGCTTTTTTATTTGATTCTTAATTCTTGTCCTGGATATAGGAAGTAATTATTTGGGTCGATTCCATTTAATGCAAACAATTGATCCACCGTTATGCCTACACGTTCTGCTACTTGTTTTGGACTTTCTCCTGATTGTACAGTAGTCGTCGAGCCGGCAGATGTTTCCGTAGACGAAGAAGCCGGTGGAGCTGGTTGTGGTGGCTGACCTGCAGGTACATAATCTTGCGGAACTGATTGTTCAGTCGTGCTAGGCGGTGTCACTACTTGTTCCATGTTTGAACTTGGAGTAGCTTCTGCGTAGTTTTCTACACTTTCCGCTGAGTAAGTACTACTAGTTTCAGGAGGCGTGTTCTGCGCAATAGCAGCTTGTTCTACTGTACTAGAAGATGTAATAGTACTTTCTGTTGTAGTCGAAGATGATTGTTCGTTGCTACTTGTTGAGCTAGTAGTTGTTCTAGAGTCTTTAGTTTTTTCCTTTTTGTAGGGTTTTAAAACTAATTTCTCTTTATCATCAGATTTATTAGATTTTTCTGGAGTCAAAATAATGTTTTTGTCTTCTTTGCTAACGGTATACTTGGCATCGTTATCCTTGTCTTTGTCGTCTTTCCAAGTCATAACATTACCTTCAAGAGTGTATTCAAATTTATAATTCATTTGATCAACTAGGCTTTTAGCAAATTCTTCTCCCATGGCTTCCCACTCATCGCTAGCTGTAGATTTCATTTTGCTTGTGTCAACACTAAGAGAAACGATATGATCAGAAAATGATGCTATCATATTTGGTTCGTCATCTTTGGTTGCTTCAATCAACCAATCATTAGCTTTTAAATCATCTGTGGTTACTTTTTTCCCACAAGCAGTGAAGAGTAGTAGGGAAGCAAGAACTAACAGACTTCCTATCATTTTTTTCATTTTTTATTCCTCATTTCTATGATATGATTTTTATTGGGGAATCTTAGAAATAAGGTTTCGAGTCCGTGTTGCTGCACGGGCTTTTTTTATTTAAATAAATCCCAAAAACTGAATGTAGTTTTCTTGTATACTTTGTTGTAAGCAGCCTTTTTTGGGTCTTTAATCCAGCCGCTACCTTTTTTCCCATAACCAGGAATAACTGCTTTTTTTACTTTTCTTTTTGCTTTTCCAGTGGTTCTAGCGCTTATGGATTTTTTTATACTTGGTTTTCTCATTCCTATTTTTATAAGAAGCCTCCATTTAAATTACATTAAGGTACATAGAAGAAGTGACATAGTTCACAAGTAATTTTTTTATATATTCTTCACAATCATAACCAATTCCATAGTAATCCATGAATTTCATATAGTTGATTTGATCTACAGATAAAGCAAATAAATTCATATAATCTTGCAACAGTACTTCAATCATGAATCTATTTGCTTCATCTTCCATTTTTGAGTGGAATACAGTTTTGCTGTAAAGCGATATCAATTCATTGTGACTTAGTGCATGACGTGATTCATGTAGCAATACTTTTTTTTGTTCTAATTCATCTAAATTTTGATTAATGAAAATTGTCCTTAATTTAGGAAGATAAAATCCTTCTGATTCAATATTGGTAATTTCTACATCAATCCCGTTTTCCTTCAACAAATCTTCAATGTTATCCATACACTACAACCTCACTCGCTTTTTCTACCTTGTAAAAATATCCTTACCGCTTCTTTATCTTGATCGGTAAGTGGTTTTCCGTTCCAAGTCATTGCTCCATCTAAAGCATCATCCAAATCGGTTGGTGGTAATTGAGAATCACTATCCTCCGAGTTATCGGTTCTACCTAGTAGATAATCAACAGATACATTGAAATAATTAGCAATTTCAGTAAGCTTTTCAGCGGATGGTTGTTTTCCACTTTTTAAACTATAGAAATAGTTTTCACTGTATCCTAAATCAATTGTTACTTGTTTCATTGTTTTTGAATGTTTTTTTGCAAGAAATTTTATCCGCTCAAATACTGTCATACCAGCATTCTCCTTTTTTCTTTACAAAAAACCAATAAAAAAGTGTAGTTTTGTGTTGACCTAAACAACACTATAGTGTATATTGGTTTTGTAAGTTAATTGGATAGAAAAAAAGCAAAGTAAAAACACACCTTACAGCATTAAGTTTGGCGACCGAGTGCGATAAAAAGGCTTGTTATAGGCTTATTTAACTATGCCTATATACTACACTATAGTATAGTTTGCAGTCAACTAAAAATATACTTTTCTATCCAATTTTCTTTCTAAATAAAAAGAAAGGAAGTGTGTGAAGTGAGTAATATCGATAATGGGCGGGAAGCCATAAAAGAATTTATGAAAGCAAATAATATTTCAGAATACGATTTGGCCACTGCATATGGTAGATCGAGAACTTGGATTCAGCGTGTTTTAAGTGGAAAAGATAAAGGTCCAGCTGTTAACGCCTTTATTCTGGAAGTTATTCGCGATCATAAAATTCGATAGGAGGCAAGTCATGAATATTCTAAGCGAAGAGTTTTTGACTCGTTTAAGAATTGCAATTGTTGAAGTTGTAAAGGACGCACTTAGTCAACTTTCAAAAAAGAATTTGTCAGAAACACGATATTTAAAAAAGATCGAAGCTAGAAAATATGTGGGAGGTGTAAACGATCAAGGCTTTGAGAAGTTAATAGCTCACGGTTTAAAAGAAATTCGTATAGATGGCTTTTTAAGATATGACAAAAAAGACATCGATGAACTGATGGCTAAATACAAAATTTAAATGGAGGTCACTCATGACAGAAATCACAATCACGGATGGACATATGTCTCATACAGTTAAGACAAAAGAAGAAGCACAACGTATTATTGATCGATATTTTCCGGAAGGGGAGTCAACTATGCAAATAAGAAAACCAATCGTTGAGCGCTCGAGTAGCAAAATGCTGCTCGCAACACTTGCCGAACACAAAAAGCCAGTATACAAAGCTCGTCAGCTGCAAGCACTTTGCTATATCAGCTTAGTTCTAAACGTCATTTTATTGTCTGTTGTCTTTGCCGTTTTATAAAAAAAGGAGGTTAGAAAATTGTCGTACAACAAATGGACAAGAGAAGAGGAGCAACTTCTTATTCAAAATGTCAGATACGACCATCGCGGATTTGTTTGTAATTGTAATGAATTAGCTGAGTTACTTGGGATAGATAAAAAGCGTATTTGGCCCAAAATCCATCAAATGCGTAAAAAAGATTTGATCGATGAAGTTTATTGGGATGATCCAATCGAACCGCCTAACAAACGTTACAGTCAGCAAGAAGATAAAAAAATAATTTCTATGTATCAGTCAGGTTGTCCAGTAACAATAATAGCGCAGGAATTGAATAGAACTGAGAACGCGATTCGCTGTCGTCTTAATATCATGAAGAAAAATGGACAATTAGAAAGCAATCGAAAACGCAGGTACACAAAAAGAGAAGTTGAGTTATTAATATCAGAAATTAAATTCGATAAAAATGGTTACGTATTAAATATTGATTATTTAACTAGACTACTGCATAGACCAAAGCACGAGCTTTTCAGAAAAATTTGTCTATTAAGGAAACAAGGAGAAATAACTATAAAACCCGATCGTACAAAGGCTAGTCAGAACTGGTATGACGTAATGAAAAAACAAATTGATAATCATCACAAACTGATAGCTGCTCGATATAGCTATCAAAAAAAGACACGAACGCCGGCAAGCAGAATCGTGTCCTGAAAAATACTAATTACAAGGAGAGTTTAGCATGTCTGGACCAGAAAAGAAAGCTGAGAACAGCATCAAGAAATATCTAGATAAACTAGGGGCCTACTATTTGAAAGTTCACGGATCTATGTATCAACCAGCTGGCACACCTGACATATTAGCTTGTGTCAATGGACGATTCGTCGGTATCGAAGTGAAGCGCCCAGGTGGTGGAAGGGTTAGTGCCCTTCAAAAAAGCAAACTAAGCAAAATAGAAAATGCAGGAGGTGTGGCTATTGTCGCAAGAAGCGTGGAAGATGTATCCACAATGCTCAAACGCAGAAATGTTATATAAGTTTCAAAAGCAGTTAGTCGATAGCGCTGATCCTAATTTCCTGTATGCAGCAGATACAGGAACAGGAAAAACAATCATGGCTATTCATCATTATTTGAAACACAGCAACGGTGAGCCAATTTTATTAATAGCTCCACCACAAAAGCTAAAAGAAGGTGGATGGCGGAGAGACATTCAAGCCGTCTGTGACTTCTATAAAATCGAGATTCAATTTTCTGAAATGAGTTATGGGAAATTAGCTGATTTATACAAGATGTATAAAGGTTGGTTTGTAATTTTTGATGAAGCTCACTACATCAAAAATCCAACGTCCCAACGTGGAAAAGCTGCAGCAAAGTTGGCCAAACAATCAAGTCATTTTGTATTGTTGACGGCCACGCCGGCAAGTAATGGTTGGGAAGACACGTACAACTATTTCATTATGTTTGGCTATTTCAAATCAAAAAAAGAAATGAACGATCGCTATGCAAAATGGGGCACGATGTATCTAGGAAATCGGCGAATCCCAAAAATTGAAGGATGGATCAATGAGGACCAGTTACATGATAAATATCATTCGTTCACTGTGTCTATTTCAAAAGATGAAGCTCTGGATTTGCCACCGTTGATTTTTGAAGATGTGAATTTTATGCGGTCATCTGATTATGACAAAGTGGCCAAGCAACGAGTGTTAGGTGCCGAAGAGTTTGACACACCTTCAAAACTGGCACACGGCTTGCGGTACTATGCGAATCAAAAAGATAAGTTAGACTACGCCGAAATGCTCTGTGAAGGGACCGAGAATAATATCGTCATTTTTTACTACTATCAAAAAGAAATTGATGCCTTAAAGAAAAAAATCAAAAATAAACAATTCTTTGAAGTGAGCGGAAAGAACTCTAATTTGCCCCTTAAGTGCTCTTGGGGTGACTTGAAGAATACTGTCACCTTTGTCCAATACATGGCTGGCAGTGCAGGAATTGAGTTACAGTACGCAAATACAGTCATTTTCTATACGCCCACCTATTCTTATCAAGATTACAGCCAAGCGTTAGGACGAGCTTATCGAAATGGTCAAACGAAGAAAGTAACAGTCTATCGTTTCATTACACAACGAACGATTGAACAAGCTGTTTACGAGGCGTTAGAGAACAAGCAAGATTTTTCAGAAGAGCTTTATATGAGTACCAAATTACAAAAAACACCACAGATTAATTTCTGAGGTGTGAAGGAAGAACTCCAGTAGATTTATATTTCTCATAATCTGTAGAACACATAGTTGCTCCACAACTGGGACAAACATAATCACCAGTTTTTGATCCATGACTTCGCTCAACAACAAAACTGTGAGAACAGTTTTCAACTTTAATTCTATTTGGATCCAAGTCTTTCTTTAAATTTTCATACATGTCCATAATATTCATCCTTTCTAAAAGATACAAATTTATTATACCAGACTAAGGAGGCTATTAAATGTTCGGAATCGAAAAAGTAGATAAAAATGTTACAGAGAAACGCACACAGTATGTTGGAGGATCAGATGTCCCGGTGATTTTGGGGCTTTCCAAATACAAAACACAGTTTGAGTTGGCTAAAGAAAAAGTTGGAATCGTTCAGCCCGATAAAAGCAGCAATCCTTATATCCAATTCGGAAATAAGATGGAACCACTTATCCGTGATTATATCAACACAATGAACAGCTTAAATTTTCATCCGGATACTTTTATTAATAAAGATGACATGATTCGATCAAATGTTGACGGTATTGATTTAGAAAACAAAATGTTACTAGAAATTAAAACACACGGAGCTAATCCAACTGAAAAAGTATACGATGCTCAAATGCAATTGTATTTCCATCAAACTGATTGCAATTACGGATGGTTGGCCATGTATCACCGTCCAAAAGATTTTGATTTGGAGTTTGATCGAAAAAACTTGGTCATCAAAGAAATTGAACGTGATCAAGGTTATATTGAAAAAATTCTAGATTCAATCGAGACTTTCTGGATCAGAGTAGAGTACTTGAAAGAGAAACCCGATATGACGGAACAAGAATACTATTCCATTGGAAATGATATTGATAAATTAGTTGCTCGTGTCGAACGCTTCGAACTTCAAATACTTGAATTTGAAGAAAAGGCAAAGTTAATCAAAGCACAGCAGAAAGATTTTCGTGAGCAGCTCTATCAAAAAATGGAAGAAAACGACATTAAAAAAATTGATACTGGCGATTTAGTTATTACCAGAGTCTTGCCCACTACTCGCAAATCAATAGACGGTACGAAGCTAAAAAAAGAAAAACCTAACATCTATGATCAATATCTAAAAGAGTCACAAATCAAAGGTTCTATTCGAATCAAAAGGGTGTGATGATAGTGGACAAAAAAGAAGCTTGGAAAGAACTTCTTCGACTAACTCCGACTACAGCATGGATGTTTGATCCGGTAAAAGTGGATACAGTCCAAGCTTTAGCTAGAATTGCTAACGGTGAAACAAAAGTTCGGCAAAAAAAGAATCGCAAACGAGTCATCTGCGTTTACCACGATGGCAAACTTTTAACAGATGGCTATGCAAAAACGTTGTGTCAGAGCTTTGGGATAAGCAGACAAGCTCTTCATAAGCGGGCACGTATGCAGTATGTAGATTCAAAAGGCAGACAATTCAAGTATTTGGAGGAGAAAAAATGCTAGACATGAGAATCGAAGATTATCGAATTACCAGTGATTCTAGAAACATTGTCCTATCGAAGGTAAGACGAGATGAGGAAGGAAATATCCGCTACACCGAAGCAAAAGAAGAATCACGAGCAGATATCGGATACTTTCAAACTGTCTCATCGTGTTTAAAGGCAATACAACGCGATTACGTGTTAAGTGAAGAAAGAACGATAAAAAGTATTATCGAGTACAAAAAAGCGTTAGAAAACATCACTAGACAGTTTGAACAGGCATGTGAGATTGAGGAGGAATCTACATGATTTTTCTATACATCTTTGTTGTGATAACTATTTTTATACTCGTAATTTTATTCAAGGGGGAAAACAAATGATTCGACAATTACAAAAGACAACTAAATTCTACGCAACTACTCGTAAAGAAGCGGAAGAAGAGATCACCAAAATGCTTGAAGAAACAAAGGGCTCTATTTTGAAACAAAATATTGTAGCCAAACATCATAAAGATTTTGGCGACTATTACGAAGCCCAGGTAACGGAAGAGTTTGCTCGTAGTAAAGAAATCGTAGAAGGAGGATTTCTAGCATGAATCAATTCAAAGTAGGTCAAACCGTAAAACTGATAAAAAAACTCGATGAGGGTCTGTCTGCTGAAATTGGAGACACTGGCAGAATTGAAGCGATGGATGATGATCCAGAGTATCCAATTGGTGTGTTCTGGTTCAAAGATAAAGATGAGGAAGCAGTGCATCCTAGCGAAATTATTATTGTAGAGGAGGAAAATCAAAAATGAGCGTACTACCACCAAACAAACCACAAACACCAAAAGACACACCACGAAATTTCTTTATCTGGGGGCCAACGATGGGCGGCAAGTCGTTTCTGGCTTCGCAGTTCCCAAATCCTATTGTTTTTAATACTGACGGCAATGCAGAGGCGAATACCGTTCCATCTGTTCAATTGCGAAACATCAAGGATCCAAACGGTAAAATCAAGCGTTCCGTGATCGATCAGCTGGATAAATTGATTACAGCGCTGCAAACGGAAAAACACACTTATGAGACAGTCGTACTGGATGTTATCGATGATATTGTCGTCATGATCGAGCAATACATCTGTGACAAAGAAGATGTGGAAACACTAGGCGATATCCCTTACGGAAAAGGATACGCAGCATTTACGAATATTTTCCAGCAGTTAGTTATTGAACTAAAGTCATTGCCGATGAATGTGATTTACATTTCACGAAATGCTACGAAAATGGAGGGACAAACAGAGATCGATATTCCTTCATTGAAAGAAAAACACCAAAACATCGTGAATGGAAATTGTGACTTATCGATTCAATGCAAAAAAGTTGGAAAGAATTATATTCGGGTAGCAAAAGCACGGCGCAAAGATTATATGCGTGAGCAGGTAGATGACAAATTGATCTTATCTATATTAGACACGATCACTGGTGTATTTGGACGTTCACCAAAAACTACCAAAAAAGTCCAAGATGAGATTGTCAAAGAGATTGAGAAAAAAGAAGATGTTCTAGGAACTCCAGAAACAGAAGAAAAGCCCAGTGAAGAGGTTGTTCAACCAGCTGAACCAACTGCCAAAGCTAAACCAGAAGCAAGAAAAACAGCTCCGGTTAATCAAACGGCATCTAAGACTCAACCAGCCACAACTACACAAAAAGTACAGCGAATCAAACCAAAAATCTAATAAAAAAAATATATTGAAAAGAGGAATTTAACATGGGTTTAAAAGATTTAGCAAACGAAGTATTAGCAGGATTTGATCCAAAAACAGATGATCCAAATGCAGGTGGATTTGAAAGCTTGTCTGATGGTGAATACGATGTACAACTAGAAAAAGCAGAACACAAAGTATTTCAAAGCGGTTGGGAAGCATTGTCCTTCGCCATGGAAGTAACAGTCGGTGAAGCTGCAGGGCGTAAAGAATTTGTCAGTCTAGGTTTTGATGAATCTGCAGTACCAAATTTTGTTTTACAAAAAAATATCAAGTTGGTCGGTAAACTAGCCAGTGTGATCGGATTGCAATTGTCAGATGATGATTGGGAGGATGAAGAAACACTAGCGCAAGCTTTCCAAGATGGTTTAGGTAGTCAATTTATTTTGAAAATCACATCATCACCAAACAAGAAGGATCCATCAAAGCCTTACAAAAATTATGATTTTATCCCTTATGATGATCAATCAGAGTTTTCTAATGTTGATGTTTCTGACATTTCTGATGAAGAGCTTCCCTACTAAGAAGGAGTGATAGCCAATGTTCACCTTTTACTGGTTATTCCAAAAAAATGATAGTTGGCTAGCCATATTTAAAACAGATGACAAAATAACCACTGCTACAGATAAAGAGAGTCTTGAACAGGCTCTCTCATCTGTTCATTATTTAGTCAGTTATGGCAATTACCAAACGAGTGATAAATTTTTGGCAAAGATTTTATCCGATGAAAAAAGTTCATTTCTTCAAAAATATTTGTCCATTGATTTAAGTCAAGAAGCCAGAAACTGTACGATTGAAGAAATTGGTTTTAATTTGCGAATGAAGATTAAAGCCAAAACACCAGAAGAATTTTGTTTACAGCGTATTGCAATTTGTGAAGCTATTTTTTCAGAACGTGAAGAATATTTGGAAACAAAGTTTGAAATTGTCAAAGAGTTTCAGCTAAAACCACGTTCGATCATGAAGACCAGGGCGAATTTAGCTGCTGAAATTCTTCAAGCTAAAAAAATGCCGAAACGTCCCAACATACTATTGTTTGAATTTGATCAATATGTTCCTTTTAATGAATTGCCAGAACGTCTAGTTCATTTTTATCAATCTATAAAAGATCGATATAAAAATACATTAGAAGAAAAATTGAAACAGGAAAAATTTAAAATGACATTGGCCAACTTGACACATACGTTTGGCGTCGGTGGTGTTCATGCAGCAAAAGAAAAATATCGAGGGGAAGGCAGCTTTTTATTGATTGACGTCAACCAGTTTTTCCCATCGATTATCCAAAATAATAAATTATTGAGTGTTGGCATTAAACGTCCAGAGATATTCGATGAACTTTACAAAAAGAAGGTCCAAACAGGCAAACTAGCTTATAAAATTTTGATCAATGCCATCAATGGCTCCATGAACAATCCATATTCAGCGTTGTATGATCCACAAAAATTCTATTCGGTCACGGTAAACGGTCAGTTGATTATTACTCACCTCGTTCTAGTTTTAGAAAGTTTTTTTGAAGAGTTGATCCAAACAAACACTGATGGTATTTTAATCCGGATTAATCCTGTGATGGAAAATACAATTCGTGATCTTTTAGAACTGTGGTGTCGACAGCTGCATTTACAAGTAAGTATTACCAAACTCACTAATGTGTGGCAGAAAGACGTGAATAACTACGTACTACAAAAAGAGGATGGTCAACTGGTTCGTAAAGGGATTTTCGCAAAGGCAACTTATTTATCGAACAGTACACCAGTAATTTATAACGGTATTTTTGAAGCAGTAGTAAATGGAATAAAACCACAAAATTTTATCATTGATCAATATAAAAAAGAATCTCTTGAAGAGTTCTGCTTTATTGGGAAGCTCCAGGGAGATTTTACAGGAATAGAACAACAAACAATCAATGGATATGTCAAATTAAACAAAACAATATGTGGTATTGCAACGAATAACAAGAGATATGGAGCGGTTTTTCAGGTCAGAAATGATTTGCATTCTAGGTTACCAAATTCCCCGTCATCATTTTTAACTTATGAAAAGGCGACAAAAAAAGATATAGACACCAAATGGTATATCGAACAAATTGAAAAAAATTGTTTTTAAGGGCAGGTGAAAAAATAGTGTGTTGAATTTTATCAAATTGAAGCCAGGTGAAAAAGTGCCTGATCAAAAAAGCTTAGAGGATTTTTATACCAACTTGGACAAACTGGATAATGCAGCTATTCTTTTAAATAAAGAAACGGTTGTAGTCGACTTTGATGAATATCCGGAAATTGGTCATAAGTTATTAGAAAAGTATCCAACACTGGCTTTTGAGACTAAACGAGGTATTCACCTGTACTATAAAAGACCTGTTCAAATTAATGGCCATAAAGTCCTTTTGCGAAATTGGACCAAAAAACTAACCGTTTCTGGCGCACAAGTCGATTATAAAACAGGAAACAAATCGACTAGCACGATCAAGCAAAACGGCAAACTTAGAAAAATGCACGGTAGTTTAGAAATGTTCGATGATTTACCAACGCTGCCACTTGAATTGTTGCCACTCAAACTTAAAACAGCCCTCGCTGGCATGAAAGAGGGATCCCGAAACAGTTCTTTATATTCACACCTCATGGCAGTACGTGAAATGTATGAAATTGACTATGATACATTGACCAAAATTGCTGAATTTATCAATGGTGAAGTATATAAAGAGCCATTACCAGCAACGGATATCCATTCACTGGTCAATTCGGTTAGTGAGAAAGAAATTCGGGAACAACTTTATTTGGATCCAAAAGATATGATTGTAACAAGCGAAGTATTGGCCAAAGAGTTAGAAATTAAATTTTTCAACGGCGCTGTTTTTCATAAGGAGTCAAATTACTGGATCAATGATCGAAATAAATTGCTTCGTTTGATTGATAAGCGTATCAAACTGCTACCCGCTAAATGGAAACAGTTGGTTGATTTATTTCCTGTCAAAGGTGAATTGATTGAGACCTACGATTTTCCAATCCAATTCCGGAACAATTTTATGCTAGATGGCGGGGAAATTATTCCGATGGCCACAAAAGAGTTCACACCATACTTTTTAGATGTTGACTACGATCCAGACGCTTATGATCAAACTGTCGATGACTTTTTAAATTTCTTAGTATCGGATAAAAAGGATTTACGATTGATTGTGGAAGAGCTGCTTGGTCACATTTTAATGACTGCAGGTTTTCCCCACAAAGTATTTTTCTTAGTTGGATCTAGTGGAGCCAATGGGAAATCGACGTTCTTAGAAATGCTCAATGCCTTCATTGGTGATTTGGGGTTAAACTTAGCCTTAGAACAGTTCAATGACCAAACATCTGTGATGGAATTAGAGGGGAAATTGGTAAATGTAGGTGATGATATTGATGCAGGCTACATGGAAAAATCAATGAACTTCAAAACTTTGGCTTCTGGAAATACCATCATGGTCCGTCCCATCTATTCCAAGCCCTACAAATTAAAAAATAAAGCTACATTGATATTTACAGCAAATGAAATGCCAACTTTTAAAGATAAATCAGGAGGGATCGCACGTCGTGTCGTTGTCATTCCTTGTGATAACAAAGTAAAAAAAGCCGATCCTAAAATTGACGAGAAGCTATCCACAGATAACGCAAAGTCGTATCTCTTAAATATTGCATTACATGCGATGGAACGGATCAATAACAACGGCGGCCGCCTTTCCGCTTCCGAAACAGTCGAGAAGGTCACAGAAGAGTATTTTGTGGAAAGTGACTCACTCCTTGGATTCATTCATCAAATTGGTATTGATGAGAATATGATCGCAAAAGGTGTCTATGAAGAATATCTGCAGTATTGTGATGAAGCTGGTTCTAAACCTTACTCGCAGCCAAAATTTACGCAACGTTTGAAGTCTTTGGGGTATGAAAAAGACCGCCGTATGATGTTAGGCAAACGGTATTACTACTATAAAAAAATAGAGAAATTAGAAGAATAATTGCCCTACTTTTGCCAAATTGCCCTACTATTGCCATACTTATTTTGTAAAAGTAGGACACCTCCAAACCGTTGGTACTAAAGGGTTATTTACCCAATTACCCTACTTACCCTACTTTTTTTTATTACTTAAAGAAAAAAAGAAGAATATATAATATTAATAATATATATAAGGGAGCCAAAAAGTAGGGTAAGTAGGGTAAAAATTCTCAATCCCTTGATAGAGTAAGAATAGATAGTGTCCGACTTCTGTTTTTAACTAGGGCAATACTAGGGCATTGCCCTACTTTTGCCAAAAATAATTGAAAAAGAAGGTGATTCATCATTTATGAATGGGTAAATTCGATAATTGATATTGATGAAGAATTAATCGAGCTGAGGATTGATTTGAAAATCAACAAACGTGAGCTTAATCGTTGGTCAAATTATTCAGATGGTGATGATGGAGACCTTGCAAAACACCAAAAGTTTGTGACTGCATTACAGAAACAAGCACATTTAAAAGGAGTGATTGAAAGATTGAATGATCGAATTGAAAAATTGGAAAAAGAACGAGAAGAGATCATTGAATTAATTGATCAATTCAATGGATTGAACAATAGAATATTGAAGTTGAAATATGTCGAAGGGTTGACATTAGAGTCAATTGCCGAGGAAACAGGATATACGTATCAATATATTAAGAATAAGCATGCAGAGTTAATGCGGATTATTCGATTTAATAAACAACTTAATTAAGTACATTACGTACGGTACCATGATGTTACCGACATATTGATTTATTCATGATATTCTATTAGTGTCAAAAAAATATGAAAGAGCCAAGATATCCCAACCGTTTTTGAATTGGTATCTGTGGCTCTTTTATTCTTTTAATTAGTAGTTGGCATAAAGTTATTTCCATTTATAAATTGATCAGCTAAATCAGCATCATAATCAGCCGCGATAAATTGCGCTGCTGATTTAATAAATGCATCCATATCATGAACATCTTTATTAGTATGTCTACGAACATAGTGCGTTTCATCATTACCAATCCAAGTAGCAGCTTTGGCTAATCTTTGGAGTTTAGGAAAATCATTCAAATAATTTTCAATTGTTTTACCTAATAACATTTTTTTTATTTTATCTTCATCCTCTGAATTTTTAGATATTGCATAATCTTTAATTAGAAATTCTAGAGCTTTTCTATAACCAACTCCAGCAATTTGTTCCAATTGCTCAGATTTAGCTTGTGTGGCTTGAGTATAAATATCAACAAATGTAGGAGAAACTTTTTCAATATTTTCTGGTAAATCTATTTTAATCGGCGGACGGTAATAATCTTTAATTAAAATATTTTCAGAATATCCTTCATCTTCATTAAACGTATTTATAAATTGTAAACTATAAAATTTGTTGCACTCATCATTTATACACTGTACTAATACGCCAAAGATTCTATCATTATCGAACGCACTATATGATGAAACCCCAAAATACACATACGGAGTCATTATATTTCCGCAATGCGGACAACTATTTGGCAAATAAATTGTCTCTGTATTTTGACGATCACGATACTTAATATTAACTTCTTGAAGCATTAAAACACCTCGCATCTTTTTTATAAATCATACCACAAAATATCTGATAGGAGAGTAAACAAATGAATGATTTTCATGAAGCGGTACTTAGTATTGAAGTAGAATCAAGTTTGGCTAAAGTTTATAAGAAAGCAATTGAAGCAGAGAATAGTCCGTACAGAGAAAATTGGAATGGTAATCATGCACATGTGCAAGTGGAGAATGATGATTACAGAACTGGAATGAATACGTTAGTTATTTCTTTATTGTCACACACTCTACCCAATCTGCAGGAAACGATTGAATGGTATGAGCGAATGGGCGCAAAAGTAATCCGTACAAATTACAAAGGAGAGAATTAAAATGGCAATGATCAAAATTAGAACATCCATTAGTGGAACAGAGTATTGGGATTCAGAAAAGAAAAGGACAGTAGTTGTTCCGAAAGATCAAGAACCAAATTTTGAAGTAAAAGAAGAAAAAGGAATTTTGAGTGATGGCAAATCATTTGTTGCTGTCAATGGCGAACTCATAGCTCATAGCAGTGAAATTCTTGATAGCGATGGAAACACTGCTGCTGATTTTGATGGAGACGAAGCTACTAATGATCAGTCCACTGAAGATACGGATGAACTGGACAATATGACTGCAAAAGAATTGCGTGCATATGCTAAGAAACATGGTATTGATATTCCTGGTGCTATCCGTGCAAAAGGCGATATCATAAATCTTATTCGTGAAGCAGAATGAAATACTGTCAGTTTGACGGATGCACGAACAAAATAGCAAAGGGTATCTACTGTACTGAACACAAGAGATCAAGCAGATCACGCAAGAAGAAGCAGCAAGCAAAGTCTGTTTATCATCATGAGAACAAACCATTCTATCGAACACAGGCATGGAAAGATATGCGTCAATTTATTTATGAAAGAGAAGGTGGTCACTGTCAGCGATGCGGTCAGTTCATCTTTGGCAAGAGGGCACACGTCCATCACATTGTACCGATCAAAGACAATGAACTGCTTAAGCTTGATCCAAATAATCTCATGCTTTTATGTTCAAAATGTCATCCAATTGTTGAAAACGAAACAGAAGACAAAAAAGTTTTCCCTTCGTATTTCAATTGAAGCCCCCCTATCCATTTTCAAAATTTTTTCGCGTGGGGAGATAGGGTAGCGGGGAGTCACGCGCATCGTTAGGTCAAATTTTTCAAAAAACAAAGGGGGGTGTATACAAGTATGACGACTAAAGCGCAACGTAAAGCGATTGTTGATGAAAAAGTAAGTGCTGAAAAAGCTCGTATTTTAAAAATAATGAATTTGTCTGATTTGTACACCATCACTCTTGATCCATTAATCGAATCATATTTGGATATTTTTGAAATTTACCAACACAAATATCTTTTGTGGAAGGAAAAAGGCTTTCCGGAGACGCAAAAATTCACGAATAAATCAGGTGCCACTAATCAATCGAAGCATCCATTGGCGCAGCAAGTAGAAACTTGGTCAGATAAGAAAATGAAAGCTCTAGATTTGTTGGGGCTAACGAATAAGGCTAAAACTGGTAGACAAATAACTGGCGGATCGACTGCAAGAAAAGATGAAGAAATTACACGTCCAGAAGAAAAGCCAGTAGATGAACTAGCAGCGCACAGAAACAAATGGCGTAAGAAGGCAGGTGCTGAAAAATGATCGAACCTGGTGTAAATTATGCCGATTTATTTGCAAAAGAAGTAAGAAAGAAACCTGGGAAATATCCTAAAACTGTTCGTTTGGCAGTGGATCGTTGGTATCGGTGGAAAAAACGTAAAGATATTTGGTTTGATGTAGATCGTGCGAATGAAATGATGGACTGGGTTGAGTCGTTTATTGTTCACACAAAAGGTGAGATGGTTGGAAAGCCATTCATTTTAGAACCTTGGGAAAAATTTATTTACTCGTGGATGTATGGATGGGTTAAAGAAAATGAAAAAGGGCAAATTGTCCGTGTTACTCGTGAAGCGTATGTCCAAATCCCTAAAAAGAACGGTAAAACATTGATTGCTGTCGGTTCATTAGGCTATGCAATGTATGGAGAAGGTGCTTTGTCAGTCGATTGTTATGCATGCGCTTCTGACTTTGCTCAAGCTCAATATGCTGCCAAACCTTTTGCAGCTACAATATTAAACAATCCAATCCTACTTGAAGGAACTAAAATATTCAAAGGACCAAAGGGAACTGTTTCTAGTATTACTTATGATTATATTCATGAAGATATGGCTTATTCGAATAAATTTATTGTTCAAACGAAGAATATCGATAACATTGAGGGTTCTAATCCATATTTTGTATTGAATGATGAGCTGCATAAGCAAGAGAAAATGGAACAGTATGACAATTTTAAGTCTGCACAAATCTCTTTGCCACAACCATTGATGTTTAATATTTCAACTGCTGGGAAAGGTTCATCGTCTGTTGGAATGCGCGTATATCGTGAAGCAAAAGAAGTGTTGAAACGTGATGATAATGATTCGAACTTTGTTCTAATCTATGAACCAAATAAAAACTATGATTGGACGGATAGAAAAGTTTGGGAAATGTGCAATCCTAACTGGGGAATATCAGTTGATCTTTCCGCCTTGGAGTCAGCGTTTAAAACGGCACAACGTTCAGCACATTCAAAAGCCGAGTTTCTAACGAAGCACTTGGATGTATTTGTAAACGGTGCGGATAATTTCTTTGAACAGGATCAAGTAGAGCCGTGTTTGGTTACTACCCAAGAGCTTGGAAATTTAAGTGGTGAACCTTGTTACATTGGTTTGGATTTATCACGCACA